AGATGACATAATTCGCTTCTTTTTCAAGAAACTCAGTAGTTCCATCAGGCATTGTAAAGAATGTGGAACTGGCAGCTCCCACTGTTTCACTAACAGCAATGACTCTAGCTGCACCAGAAGTGTTGGAGAGTCTTACGCAAGTTGCAGTACTAATACTAGTAGCAGCTCCTGCTGAAGTTCCTACCGTCTCTTCGGTAGCGATAATTCTAGTTCTTTGCATTGGTATAATAAAGTCCTATAATAGTTATTTATTATTCTGCGTCTTCTTTAGTAGGTTCTTCTTCAGTTTCGGAAGATTCTTCAGCCGAAGTTTCATCTTCTCCCTCTTCAGAAGATTCTCCATTTACAATTGAAGCTGCAACAATTGGTCTTATGGTCTCAATATTTTGAGCGGATTTTTGCATTAAGATTTCTTTGATCTTATCACTAATATCGGCAGGTGACTCATCAGACACCATCATGTTAATTAAATCATCCATTTTTTTCAAATTCAATGTTTACTTAAGGGTATTTATTAGATACGTCCACCCCTTGGCATCTTCATTTTTGGAGCTTCTTCTTGAGGTGGAATTTCAACCATTGACTCATCTGGTTGGGGATCCATCACTGATTGTCCCATTGCAGGTTCTTCTGCTGGAACTTCACCAGCTGGAAGTCCAGTGTTTGGATCTACTGGTGGTGGAATAATTCCCTGTTCTTTTTCAAATTCAATTCTTTTGTCAATTTCTACAATCTCAGTATCAGTTTGTTTTAGAATATTTCTTCTAATATAATCTACAGAATAATAAGTACCGACATAAGGTTCTGCAGCTGCAAGAACCCCAAGTCTATTCTGAATAAGTTCCGCTTCTTTTAGTTCTGCAAAGTGATTATCGTAGACGTAATCAAACTGAATATGATCGGAAAGAATTTTCCAATCCTCAGGAGTTACAATGTTCTTTAGAATAAGTTGAGTCTTCAACATATCCATGAACAGTTGGGAGAATCTCTTTCTCATTCTTCCAACGAACTTTGTGAACTTAATTTCGTCTCTTAGAATTTCAGAAGAACGACCAAGGTTAAAACCACCTTCTCCACCTAGACGTGACTCTGGGACACCGAGAGCTCTAAAAAGTTTTTTCTGGAAGTAGTTAACATCAGTAAGTTCACCAAGATTTTGACCACCAGGAAGTGTAGTGATTTCAGTTCCCCTACCACCTTCACGACGAGGTAACCAAAAATCTTCAAGCATTGACATCATTTTTTTGTCATCACGGATCTCACCCGTGTTCGCATCGTAAACTAATTTGTTACGATAACGAGTCATGACATCACGAAGATACTGTTCTGCTTTGATCTTTGGTAGATTGCCAACATCAATATAGAAAATTCTTCTTTCTGGAGCTCTTGAAAGTCTGTAGATAACAAGTGAATCTTCAATCATTCTCAATTGATTGAGTGCTTTAATTGCTTTATGAAGATACGAAAGAACACACTGTTTATTTCTATCTACAAGACCCGAATGTACATATGTGATTGCATCTTTTGATATTCTTGCAGCACCACCCATCCCAGTCTTATACTGTGATGTATTTAAATTATTTCCTTTAGAATGTGGATTGTATTCATAAAATTCTTCTACTTCTGGAGTTACTAAATTAACTTTACCAGCGTTAGCAACAGCAAAACTAGGATTTAAAACTTGTTTAGGATCTTTCTTGATTTTTCTAACAAGTTTGATCTTCATGGGATCAATATATCTAACCTCTTTAATTCCCTCTTGAGGTTTTTCTAAGTCAATGACTTTATGATAATAGATCCTACCATCAACATACCAATTACGTAAAATTTCGTGACATCTCTTGTCAAAATCTAAAATTTCTTTAATATATTTGAATTCTTCTCTGATTAAATCTTTCAGTTTATCTGAAGCTGGAACGTTTGATAAATCTACTTGAACTGGAGAATCGTTTTGATCAGAAACAATTGCTTCATTGATAATATCTTCAATAGCTCCATCCACTTCGGGATGAAGTGCCATTTCTCTATATCTTTTAATTAAATCTGCTTCTGATTTATATACGCCTTCAATATCTACATACTGACCATAAAATCCACTAGACACATAAAAATCCGAAGAATCTTCTTGATTCTCCGGAACAGGAGAAACGATAGATTTTTTGGATCTATCGTTCTCCGAGTCTTGGATTTTAAAACCAAATAATTTAGGCATTACTCAAAAGTTAACTACTATTCTATTATTTATTATCCTACTTGCCCACCACCTTCAAGTTCGGTTGTTCCGAGTTGACTAATTGCATTTGCATCTAGAGCATCCCACCATTGAACTTGAAGATCAACAGTGAACTCTTCAATAGTATCTGCAGAATCATAAGAAAGATCAATTGCAGAAACACTAGTTGGGAAGATGCCAAAGAATTTGTATGCTTTTAGTACTGGTAGTTGATCACCACCAGTAGTTAAAGTTGGATTAGCTACATTTGAATTTGCAGATGCAGTGGAAGATCTTCCAAATTGTTTTACTATCGCATTTCTCTGATACTGTGCTGGGTTAATTAAACCAGAGTTATCATCATGCTTATTAATAGCGTTCATCCACTTTTCAAAAGCAGTTCTAATTGTAAAGTCAACATCGTTAATTACGGTGATAGTCCAAACATCGAATGTTCTATCACCAGCAACCTTAAGATTTCTTCCTCTGAAAGGAACATCAATAACGTTGACAGTGGATGCAGGTAGATTTGCCGCTTTGATCATAAATCTAGTTAATTCTGCAACACTTCTTGAAGAATCATTCGTTGATGAACTTGTTCCAGCAGTAGCAAAAGTTGGAAAAGCAATCTCACATTCAAATAGATTGGGGCGTGCGCCACCACCAATCATTCTGGCTTTAAAATCTTCGATGGTTCTTGAGTTGAATGTTGGGGTGTTTGAAAATGCCATTGTGGTTACCTCTTCGGAAAATTATATTTTGTAATAATTAAACAGTTCCAACAACTTCTTCGAAGCTAACTCCAGTTCTGTTAGCAACAAAGGTGAGACCAATAAAGTTAATTGATCTTGCTGGTTTTACAAAGATGTCAGCTCTAAACTGATTTGAATCGATAACATCTGGAGTGTTATTTGACTCATCGCAGACTACGAGGAAATCTGTAATTCCTCTCTTGGCTTTTACATCACGGAGGTATGGTTCAATAATGTTTAAGAAGTTTGTTCTTGTAATTACATCATTGAATTCAAATAGTTGAGCTCTTGCAGCTCTCTCGATTGTTGACTCGATGGTGAGGAACAAACGGCGAACATTGATTCTGTCGAAAGCAGAAGCTCTTACCAAACCTGTTTTATCGCCAAACAAAATAATTCCGGATCCAGGTGAGAATACTACTGGATTTACTCTATATGTATAGAGTCTATCTCTTTGACCTTGTGATGGATTATATGCAAGTTTAATTGCATTATTTACTGTACCTCTTGATGCACCTGCAGGTGAGAACCATGGATAATTGTTTATCGAAGTTCTTGCCATAATACCGGCAGTATCTCCATTTAATGGAATATATCTAAATTCATTATTAAATCTATCAAACATGTACTTATAACCAGAGTCAAATACTGCATAAGAACTTGAAGTTACCGAATCAAAGAAGAGCAAGATATTGTCGGTTTGTATATCAGTATTGGTTAGACCAACAACTGAAGCTCTATTAGGTGAGATTGTTGCGATACAATCCTTTCTAGCTTCTGCAATATCAATTAGTCTATTTGCCTTTGCTTGCGCTTCGAAAAGTGTATCTCCACCACTGGATCCACCAATTAAGAAATTCAATGAAATTTCACTAGGATTTCTAAATGTTTCATATCCAGCTAGAACATCAGATAGTGTAACATCATAACCACCAGAAGCTGAGGAGTAGTCATAACCAGAACTCAAAGCTAATGATAGTGCCCCAGAAACACCGAAATCAACTGCACTAGCATCTTGTCCCCACGAGATGCCTCCACCACTGATTGGTGTATATCCAGCGTCTGTTGTAAAGGATGTACCTTGGATAGTTGGTTGTGTTCCAGCAAAAATATATCTGGAACTATTTGAAATATAAGACTTGTAATATATGTTTTGTGATGGAGAAATTCTAGCGTCTTTGGCTTTAGAAAGATTTGTGTATTTCTCTAAAATATTTCCAGCCACTCCACTTATAGCTCCAGTGTCATCAACGACTACAAGATGAATTTCATCGTTGTATGCACCTCTTTCGGATGCATATGCAGATGTTGATGGTTTTGGTGCAATATTTCTCCAGTAAACTGTACTGTTAGTCAGACCAAGAGTCTGTTGATTGTACCAGTCCTGAACGACGTTGAGAGGACCAGCCAGTATTCCTTCACCCCTATCCAAAGTGCCGTCTCCAGCATTTCTTGTATATGTAACAACAAAGGTTGTGGAAGCGAAAGAAGTTGGTGCAGCAGAGTCTACAATAATATTTGTTGAACCGACTGAAACAACTCTAGAAACAAAAGAACTATTTAAAGTTTGAATTAGATCTCCGACAGAAACTTGTTGTGATATACCTGAAGTATAAGATGAACTTACTTCAATTACTGTTTGACCAACGCCAACAGTTCCACCATCTGTCATTCTGAATTTTTCAATAGAACTTGCAGTACCAACATTATCAAAAATCTGGAAATATGGAGTGAGGTCTGGACTTGGAATGGCGTTTTGTGGTGATGACCATTCTACTGGATCTATTCTTGTAAATGTTCCAGCATCGTTATCGTACCTACTTACAACTTTTACATCAACACTACCTACATTTACTTGTGTAATGATTCCTTTTACATAACCAACAAATGTTTCTACAGTACCTGCAGCAGATGCATATGTAGTGTTTATTCCAACGGTAAAAGCATATCCAACTTGAACTCCAAAAGTTCCAATTGCAACTCTATAATCTGCAGAGTTATCAATCGCACAAACTTTCAGTGCATTTCCCCATGAACCTGGGTCTCTTGCAGCAAAAATCCAATCGGAATCTGTTTGGTGATTGGTGATATAATCTTCTTGTGAACCTATTTTTAGAGTAACTGGAGAACTTACTGGGGAGTGTGCATTAACTAGATTTGCAGAATCCAGTCTTACTACTCTAAGAGTTCCTCCATAAGACAAATAAGAAGATGCAGTTAGCCAATCTTCATATTGTCCATCATTATTTGATGGCTTACCAAAAGTTTGTAGTAAATCTTGTTCCGTCTCTACAAGAACTGGAACTCCTATTGGACCTTTTTCGAAAGGAGCAGCAATAGCACCTACTTGGTCATTGACTGCATCGATTCTTCCCAGGGTTAGATCTACCTCTCTAACTTTAACTCCTGGCGATACTAAGTTTAGCGACATGTCTATTTCCTCTAAAGAAGATTCATTTTGACTACAAATATTTATTATTTGGTAGTTTTACATTGGGGAAACAGTGCGTGAACAGATTACCAGTCAGGATATTCCCATCTATCATAGATTTTATTTGTCATTCTACTTGTTACTATTCTCATAATAGTGCATTTTTTACACTCATATGAATATGATGATGCAATAGTATTATTTTTCTTTGTTCTATAAAAACCATCAATTAAATCTTTCTTTTCGCCACATACTCTACAAATTCTTTCTGTAAAAAGTAGATGTTCTAGTGAAAATTGATCTTCAATATCCATCATCTATAGTCCCACATATATTGCATGTCACCATACTCATCTACATGCCATCTATCTCCAGTTGCATCAACAAAACTTCCTTCGTCTTCTAATCCATCCGATATGAATCCAAATGGAGCCATGTCAGCTTCTATTTGATCTCGTTGATCTTCATAAATTCTTTTACGAACATCTTGATCAGTCATTTCTTTGAAATATTCTTGCATGACTAACCATGAGAATATTACCAAACACATTGCAAGGTCGTCATTACATCCGTCTTCAGCCTCAAACGTGTCTTTTTTGGAAATAAAAGTAGTCAATTCACTAATAACATCATAATCTTTTATAAGTATTTTGTCATCTTCAATTAAAGCTTTTAAATTCATACATCCAGTCTTTTTGACTGTTTTGGACATTTTTACTCCCATCTGTGATTTTTTGCCAGAAAATCCTTGTCCAACAATTTGTCCAGCTCTACCACGCATTGAACACATTAATAAATTCTCATATTCTAGATCCATATGTAAAATTGAACCGACTTGATCTCCAATATCATTAACTTCCACCAAAATAAATGCTCTGTTGTAAGAAGTTGCGATATCCTTAATTATGTTGGGAAAAACTATTGGTTTTATAGTATTATTTTTATATTTTGCTACCAACTCATAAGGAAATGTAGTGGTATCAAATACGGTAAATGCAGAATAATCTTTTTCTACTCCACGAGCTACATCAACTGTAACCACATAATTGTGATCTTTTATTGGTTCTTTATATACATCCAACCCCGCATTTTTTTTGATGGGATCTTCATAAACCATCGCACGTAACTTTGGTGCTGAGATCAGAGTATCAACAGATCCTAGGAATTCACACTCAAACTCAACCTTGAATTGTTGTTCTGAGGTGTTTTTGATAGTTTGTTCTTTCCACTTCTGATCTCTACCAGGAACTTCAGACCAGTGAACATCAGTTGGAATATATTCATTCTTTCCCCTCTCCGCATCATGCCACATGCGGTAGAAGTGATTCATACCTTTTGGGGTAGAAACAATTAAGACTTTCGTGCTTTTACCTGACGAAATAGTAGGATATACAGAGGCAAAGAAGTCATCAGCAATGTGGTTCGGGATGAATGCGAACTCGTCCAGAAAGATGACATTGTACGATCCGCCACGGACAGCAGATGCAGAAGTAGACGCGGCGATAATCTTTGATCCATTTTCCAGTTCTAAACTACCTTTGTTCCAAGATACGATACCCTGTTGCATCCACTTTGGCAGTTTCTCGTATGCAAACTGTAATCTTCCGAGAAGATCCCTTGCCGTTGATGCCTTGTTTGCAAGGATTGCAATGTTTACATTATCATTAAAAACTGCATAATGTAAGAGGTAAGAAACACAAGTGGTAGATTTACCTGTCTGACGAGGCATTCTACAAATGTTGAATCTATTTTCGTGAAAATTTCTAATCAGTTTCTCTTGAAATCCATACATATCAAAAGGAACTTCACCATAGTCAAGAGATACAATCTTGATATAGTTACGTGCAAAGTATACTGGATCATTTTTGCACTTGATAAATTCAAGAACTTGTTCCTGTGTAAACTCAACTGGAACGTTGGCTTTCTTTAAATTTGGATTGCCAAGATATACCTGATCACTCATAAAATTACATTCTTGCTAAATCTGCAACTACCTCTTGTTGTTTGAGATACAATTTTAGATAGGCCTTTGCAAAATTAATTGCTTCCTCTCTATCTAACTTATCTATGTCCCTTGCCTGTTGTTCATAGACTAACATTTTATTAATATCAGAAAGTTCAATATCGGAAGGGTTCATTTTAATTACCTTTGAATAACTACAATTGGTTGGGATGGATCGGATGGACTTGGATAATAGTGAGTCAAGACTCCACCTGGATAGAACTTTTGAATCTCTGCCTTAACTTCTTCTCTTGATGGTCTCTTTGGACCTGAGAAGAATAGTTGTAGACGGTAAGTTTTTCCTCTCCACATCAACATTATACTGAAAACATTACCAGTTGATTGTAACTTCTGATAATCTTCTGTTTTCAATTCTCCCGGATGAATGATTGAGTCTGCTAGTGGGAGTGAAATGCCTCCACCAAGTCTCTTCAATGCAGCTTTAGCCGCATCTTTTTCTCCACCAGTGGCACCTTTAGATAGGTTACGGATTTTTCCCATCTTCTGTGCCTTTTTATGTCCTCCACCAATCTCAAAACTTGGACCTTCTGAAAGACCTCTCATGGGTTCTGGTTTTACGATATCAATAGTCTCATACTCGGTTGCTTTAAATTCATCTCTCCAGTTAGAGAACTCATAACTTTCTTTTTTGGTTTTGTTGCCCCAGTTCTTTGCACCAACTTTACGGCACTTGACTAGAGCACCAGATGCATATGCAGAAGGCCATACGGAGTAACGAGACTTTACTTTGGAATAACAGGCGTCTTTTTCTCCAGCCGCTTCTTTTGCCAAATAACCAGAGGCTGCATCCATATTGTGATCAGTATCGGTAATCTTTGCTTGAACCCAAGCTGGTATATTTTTTTCTTTTTTGCCCAGATCTTTTTTAAGTTGTTTGGCATTTGCAATTGTCTTATTCAATTGTTTATGTGCCATTGAAACTTCATGATCTTTTTCTTCTGTGGCAACGTTCTTTGCCTTACCCTTTCTGTCTGGATTTGGGTCTTCCTGATTCTTACGACGGAATGCTCTTTCCTCTTCCTTATCGGAGAGGTCTGCCTTCATTTTGCTGGAACCACACTTTGGCTTTGTGGTTTGTTCTGGTTGTTTTGCACAGGGTTTTCCTGCGTATTTACCACCCAATTGAACCCAACCAGGGGTGCCATCAGAAGAGCGACTCTTGCTAAACCAGTCACGCAAAGAATAATCACCACTCTTGTTCGCTTCTTCAAGTTCACTTCTCCAATCAGAATACTGTTCTACAGGAACACAATTTGGAACTACTTTATCACCCTTCTTCTTCATTCCTTTTTGAGTATAACCCTTCCAACACTTCTCATCCAGATTATATGACTCATCATAAACCTTCTTACCATCTCTAATATAACCAGATCCCTTCTTATCGTAGAAACGAACTCCTTTTTCCCTGGTTTCTCCACGAAGTTTTTCTAGATGAGCTTTATATTTTTCAGATCTCTCTTTTTTCCTCTTATTTCTTTCTTTTTCCAACTGTTCTTGTTCTTCTTTACTAGAAATATCTCTATACTTTCCACCAGTAGAAGAAGTGGAGATCATCTCAGATAACTTCTTCTTTTTCTTTTTGGTTTCGTGTGTACTACCGCAACTTTCGCTTACCCCGCCACCATTTGATTCTGAACTTTCACCATTTCCATTACCGTTCTTATTTTCTTCTTCCTCCTCATGTTCCTTATTCTTCATAAGATAACCACTCTTCATTACATGCCAACCTTTAGGGATTTTCTTGCACTTCTTATCTATCATGCACCAGTATTTTCCCTTACCACATTCCTTGGATTCCTTACTTTCTTTTAATTCGTCTTTGTGGTGATCACCACCACATTCTACGCAAGGAACCTTGCCGCAATCACATTTACATTTAGATTTAGATTCGTTTAGACTGGATTTATTCATCCAATCTTTGAATGTACTCTTTGCCATTCTTATGATTATAGTATCCTATATTTTATTTAGGGAGATCTCCTTTAATGGAACCCTTGAGGAATTTTTGAAGTTCGGCAGTAGATCCCAAGAAAACCGCATTATTGGTGACACTAGTTGGTGTTGAACCTTTCTCATCTTTATTCACCTCTTTCAATTTCTTTTGGAGATCCATCAATTTATCTGCAGTGTCCGCAACGTTTTTTATTAACTGACCTGCAACTTCATAAGCTCTTGGTGAATCTGATTCTTGTGCAAGTTCAAGAATCCCATCAATAGCTTCTTGTCCTTTTTCGATTATTGAATAAAGTTGTCCACGAGAATACTCATAGTCTTTTTGAATCTGTTCTTCAGGAGTTTGTATATTTTTTATTGCAGGTTTTTTTGATTGAACGATCTCTGATTTAAGAGGAACGCTCTCAATATCTAGTGACTTGTCAATATTTTCAAAACTCATACATCAGTTCCTTTGGTAGTACTATAAATTTTACCGTCATCAAAATCGTAACGATATTCGCTAAATCCAAAATCATCATCAAAATCTATTAATTGATCATCAGAATCATTTATTACATTTACCGCAGTACCAGAAGCATGTTCTACGGCAATGGTTCCGTCTTTTGCTCTATCTACTGTTAACGTATTACCAGTTATTTTCTTAATATACATTGATTCATCATCAATTTGAATATACGAATTTATTATTAATTGAGTGGAATCGGAAACCTCAACTTTTGTAGTTTCTGCACTGACATCACTCGAAATAACTGTTGTTTCGTCACTATTATAATCTTTAATAGCTCTTGGTTCTGCTACATATCGTAATTGTCTAGATGCATTGGTTCTGTTTGTATCAGTATAATAATCAACTTGAACTTGTTTGATTAGTGCATCGTTGCCATTAGATACTGGACCAAATAGATAAGTTTTTGCTGTAAAATCTAAAGTATATACCAATATTCTCCTAGTAGTATAATCACCTTCATACTGATCATCCATACTGATTCTTTCCAGTATCATTGGTATATCTCTCTTCTCTCCAATGCTGGATACCAAGTCAACTGTTAGATTTAAATGAGGCTGGAAATAAGGTAATATTTGTTCTACTATTTGCAAAGCATCTTCATTTAGTTTAGACATAATTGATAATCTAAACTGAACATTATATGGAACAGGCATGAAAGACTTGGTTAATCCACCATTTTCACTATCAATGCCTTTGAAAGTTTGCATTGTTGTTGATTTTCTTGCTGGATCATAAGAAATACCAACCATTTCAAAGGACATTCTTGGTAAAGTTATTGCAACCTCTTTTCTAGTATTTGGAGATTGTTCAATTCTTGCCAAGAATTTTTGTATTGGACCATAAGCAATTGGAACGGTAACAATGCTAAAATCACTACCGGATTTATCTTTATGTTTTATCTGAAGATTATTAAAAAGAGTACCAAACGCTATAATGGTCTTTCTCAATATTTCGTGGTAAAAATAATTAGATAACATTACAACTTTCCTACAGTATTAATTATTTAGTATTCTCCAAAGGGGTTGGATTGACTAAAGTCCAAAATTTGATCCGCTTCACTTTCTATTTCTATATTACTTGCATATTCATCTAAAAATTCATTAGTTTGTACGGTAGAAACTTTGTAACTTGCAGCAGCTCCAACAATAGATTCTCCTCGTGCAAAGGTTCCATCTACAACCGATAACTTAAGGACCCTATTGACATAATCCCAATCTTTAACATAACCAGTGGTTCCAGTTCTAGTTCCAGTAACAACTTCATTGTACTCATAGTCTCCAAAAGTAGTAGACGTTGGATTTGTAAAAGTAACTTCAGGCACAAAAGTATAACCAGCACCGGCATTAGTATATCTCAATTGAACAACAGATCCATCTGTATTTAAAATAGCTTCTGCAGATGCATTATTGATATTCGAAGAAATTCCGGATCCGCTTGGAATAAAGATTTTTTCAATGAACACTTGTGGAGTAGTAGTATATCCAACCCCTCCAGAACTTATTCCAATTACTCCAAGAACTCCAGTATTAATAATAGCAGTGGCTATTCCACCACTTCCGCCACCACCTGATATTGTAACGGTAGGTGGTTCTGTATATCCAAATCCTGGATTAGTTAATAAAATTTTATCTATAGATAACTTTTGATTCGAAGCCCTACTAGTCATTATGGCAACTGCAGTTGCAGTTAGTCCACCACTAGGTGCTGTAGATATTGATACTGTTGGAGCTGATGAGTATCCATATCCATCTTGGATAAGATCAAGATACTGAACCGATTTGGATGTGGGATCTGTGCTTGCAAATCCAACTGTAGCAACTGCAGTTGTTGCTGCAGATCCAACCATTTGAATGTTGTATATATTTCCAAATTCCTTTATCGATTCATTTACTTCAATTCCTGTTGGATCAACTTCACTAACATCAATAATTTCATCTTCAAATTCAAATCTTTCACATCTCAGTTCGTAAACATATAATTGGTTTAACTGGTAAAATGGTTTTTTGAATTCTATAAATTTAATTTCAAATAATGATTCATCTAATGGAAACCAGATCAGGTCACCTTCTTGTGGTCTCAATGCGTTTTTTCTATCTCCTTCTGGCCATAACTTTAACAAAGGAATTATAAAATCATCATATCTCTCTTTTGAAATAACTAAATTTATTTCATCAGTATTTCTTATCCCAAATTTTGTTAATATTTCTCCATTTCCACTAAATCCATCAGTATTCATTAAGTATGCTTCAATTCTATAACTATCATCAAACTTTGATGCTGTTATTTCTTTAATGACACTATTTTCTCCAACAATTCTTCTAGGCATGTATAGAACATCCTGTCCATACATTCTGAGTTGTTCGTTTATTAAATCCTGAATGAGCCTTTGCTCACTCGGAGAACCTTGGAGAAAGTAAGAATTGAGTGGTGACATATCAACCTATTAGATCCATTGGTGGTAATTCATAATCTGTTCTAAGTTTTTGTTCTAGTTTCTCTACCTCCTGAACACCATCGTCATAAATTTGTCTACCATTAAGTTGAACTCCTCCTGGAAGAAGAACTCCTTGGAATTTAATCATATTCTGACCCCACTGTTTTTTAATAAGTGCGGTAAGATACTTCTTTAACCAAGAATCATTATATAACTTTGTTGAATCGGATGGATCCAAAATTCTGTAACAATCAACAATTACATATTGATTTTCACCAACGGAACTCCAGTCAATATCAAGATATAACTTATGGTTTTTCTTGTTAAAACGAATTTGTGCGTCTGGATTTAATAAGAAATCAAGATCTTCCAAATATCTCTTGACCATTGAATAATTAAGTAGATCCAATGCACCATAGTAGTACATATCATTCAAGAACAATTGATATTTAATGTTGAATAGTCCATCAGAGACGGAACTTGAATTTATCTTTAAAACGTTGTTTACGCCTATAATTGAATCTGGCAGAGGGAGATAATTAACACCCTCAACGTAATCAATAGAAGTCAGTCCATCCCCTGCAATAGTTGCAGAAGTTGATGTAGAAACTCCTAATTGTGTGATTGTATCTTTATTAGCGGGAGTTAATTTATGTTTTAGAAACACTCTATCAATTCCATCAAAATGATGCTCATGAAAATATTGAATAGCATCATCCATCAGATTGTCAATCTGATCATCATCTACATTTATTTCTAAAACTGGTTTACCTAATTGCTTGAGGCAGTATTCTTTCA